TTGCATTTTGTGAGTGAGTTGCTTTAGTTGTACCATTAACACCTCTAGCACCACCACTTAAGGTCCCTGTTGCCTGGTTATTGGCTGTGTAACTAATGTCCTCGTTGTCAATTCTAATTTCTCCAGAAGCAGGAAACGCTGAAGAATTTGTAAGGACAACAGTAGTCCCTGTTGTATTTGTTAAAGCTGTTGCTAAAGTTGTAGTTGCAATACCTGAAACTGTCCCACCATATAGACCAGTACCAAAACCAAAACCACCTAGTTGTTGAGAAGGACCAATTCTAAAATATATGTTTCCGGTAGCATCACCAGAATTATTTAAAGGTGTTCCAGATTCATTAGTTGGCATAGTAACCGTAATTGTTGTTGAACTTGGCACTGAAGTTGCCATAAAAGTTTTTTCTTCAAAAGATGTATTAGTAAAAGTGGAACTACTTAATCCAGTAACGTCATCAAAAAGAACAAGATCGTCTTCAATCATCCCATGTGCTGACGAAAAAGTAATAGTAACAGTAGGAGTTCCCGATGAACTTGAAAATTTACAACCTGTTATAGCTGTTCTAATTGGTGTAATATCATAATATTCACCACCACTATAAACATACAATACTCTATTGGTTCCTATTGCAGCGTATTTAATTCCAGCGTTATTATCAAAATGATGTAAAGCTCTTGCTGCTCCGGTTAATTTATTTGCACCTAATTGATCCCAGCCACCTATTTTTTCAGGTGAACCATACCTAAACCTTACATTATCACCATCAAACCATTGACCTTCGGCCCCTGTTTCGGTTACTTGTTTATTAAATCCTGGAACAAAGCCTAATTTTTGTAGCATAAAATTCACTATATAGGGTTATTAAATTTTTGGTAGTACTATTATAAACTATCTGTGTAGTCTTCGTCAATAGTATCAAAATCTAAATTGAAAGATATAATCATTTTTTCAACGTTTTCTTTCATTTTAGATGATCTGTGAATTATAAAACTAGGGAAGATAATAATATCTCCTTCTTTGGCATCTATAGGAATTATTTTTTCTCTATCAATCAGCTCTGTTTTAGAAGAACCTTTGGGAAATTTTAAATAATAAACTCCAGTATAATTATTACTATGGACATGCCAATTATGAACACCTTCTTTACTATATTTTTGAAACCATATATTTCTAATGCATACATTTTCTAAATGCATGTGTTTAATGCAGTCTATAAAATGTTTTTTAAGGTCGGGTAGAACAAACTTAACCCATTCTCTTTCTATATTAATGCTATTGTCCCAATCTAATGCATCTATTTTATCTCTGGGATCACATCTTTTATCCACAATAGTTTTATTAATTAACTTTAATAATTTATTTTTTATAGAACCATGTGGTTTAAATTTATTTAAAAAAGCATAACAATTTAAATTAATAAATTTCATCTATAGAAAAGTTAGCTGCTACTGAAACACGTTCTCCTTTGCTTTTAAATGACGCAACACTGTGTTTTAAATTAAAAGGAAAAATATACAGATCTCTTTCTTCAGGTAATAAACTCCATTCAGATAAATTGTAATCCCTATCTTCTCCATACATAAAACTAACAGCTCCCGGACCTTGAGAGTCTCCTTTAAAATCTTGGTTTTCTTTTTTTAATGTTTTAGGTATTTTTAAATATAACACTGAAGACAAATCACAGCTGGTATGTGTGTGAGGAGGATTACAGTCCATATGTTTCATATAATTTACCCAAGCAGATGTGCATTTAATTTTTTTTAGAGTTTTATCATACCATTTAAAATAAGCGTTTTGAAACACTTGAAAATAAGGTTGTAATATAGGAGAATATTTTTTTCTATCTATAAGATATTCATGGTTTATTACTCCAGCTAGGGTTTTAGTAGCGTCTTCTTTTTTATCTTTTTTACAAAGTGCTTTTACTTTTTTTAAATCTTCAACGGTTATCTTAGTTCTAAATAATAAAGGTCCCCAGTTGTGTGTGTGATAATCTATTTTCATTAATTAAATAAATTAGTGTTAAAACTAAAAGCAATTCTTTCTTTTGAATCATTTAATTTTTCAAAACCATGAGACAACCAACTTGGAAATAAAAGTAAACTTCCAACAGAAGGCATAATAAAATAAGAAGAGGTATTATTTTCAGTTATTTCTTTTCTACCTGTATAATTTAAAAAAGGATTGGGGTTATAGAAATGTAAAGGACTAGAATCTTTGTCAACTTTTAAATATAAAACACCAGATACAATACTGTTAGGGTGTGTGTGTTTCTCTAAGGTGCTTTTTTTAGATTGTATGTTTACCCATGAGTTACTTATTTTTAATTCAGGCACACCATAATCAATTGCATATTGATTAATTTTTTGTGTAATTTTATTTTTTAAATTTTTGTCTATTTTTAAATTAGAATTTGTACTGTGTGAAGACTCTGCTTTACCAGTAAGATAAGGATGAGTAAATTTCTTAACTTTTTTTATTTTTTTAATGAATGAAGAACATTCCTTTATATTTAAAAAATTAACTGTATATCCTACCAGTGTGGGAAATATTTTTAAATCCATTTATTTTAATATTTTTATATTCCACTCTAGAACTTTAATAATTTCTTCTAGGTCTATTTCTTTTAATTTATGCATCCTAACAAAGTTATGTAACTCAAGTGCTTCTACTATTACCCAATGATCGCTTTCTTCAAATACAATTTTATCTGCTTTTGATTTACTCGTAAGATTTTTACCCTCTTTAATAAAACCATGTTCACCAGATGAGTGTTTAACATTTGGTCTTAAATCATATTTTAATTTTTGATTTAATCTGTTTTTTAAAATACCCTGCACATCCCAAAACTCTTTTTGAGATTGCTTCTTTGTAGCTGTTTTAACAGAAGTCAAATGTTTTTTTATAAAATCTTTCATATCTTAAAATCAAAGTTTATAACAGTTCTTTTAGTAAAATCAATAGGGCAGTTTCCTGAGTGATATTTATCTCCGTTAAAATAAACAACAGTACCTTTTTTAGGAGTAACTTTTTTATCTATCACTGCGTCTGCATCTAAAAAATTTTCTTCTTTTAATTTATTTTTAAAAAAAACAGTGTCTCCATCGGAGTCGTCAACATAGTATATCAATGTTTTATAAGGTAGCTCATCTATTATATCTACATGAGGTATATTATATTTTTGATTAGTGTGGCCTTTAACATAAAATGTTCTTCTTATTCTAACTCTTAAAACTCTATCGAGTTTAATTTTATTAATAACACAAAATCTAGTTAATATAGAATTAAATAAATCACAATAGTCTGAACTTACAATACCATTATCCAATAGGGTGTGAACCAATGCATATGATTTAGTAATATTTTTATTGACCACTGTACTAGCAATGTTTTTATGCATAACATTATCTAAATAAAACCATGGAAAATTAGGAGAGTTTAAGATTTCTATAAATTGATCTTCTATTTTTGTAGGTACAATTTTATTAGAAATTTTAATCATTAATTTTTTAAAGGATATCCTAAATGAGGTCTTGTATCAAAAAGAAATTTTTCCCAGCCTTTTTTACTTTTATCTTTATAATGTAAAAAAACTTGCCCACACCTAAAACCTTTAAAAGGTTTTCTCCAATGAGATAATTCAATACCTTTATATATAAGAAGGTCTCCTGGTGTCAATTTTACTTTAATTTGTTTTCCTTTTTTATCTTCTAAATAAATTGGCCACACCTCTCCACCAAGATTTAAAGTTGCTGATATTTCACAACTAGCTCTGTCTCTATGTTTTTTAAGTGTGTCTCCATTTTTATAAAGTCTTGTGTATGTATAAGTAGGGGCTAATTTTAATTTTGTTTTTTTTTCTAAATCTGTCATAATAAAAGCTAACAATGTGTCCATAGCAATATCTCCATAAACAGAATAACTATTTGGTATTTGAGCATCACCTTCACTACCAAACAATTTTTGAGTATTATTAATAACACCATTTCTTTGTAGAGAATGAAAGGTTTGTTTTTTTATTCTTAAATAATTAAATAAAAATTCAGACATCTCTTCACTAATCATTTTTCTACAGATTTGATATTTATTTTTTTTAAACATAAGGTTTTCCTAGTGTCCAAGAAACCAAGCTATATCTAGTGCCTTTTGTAACAGGGGTTACTCTGTGCCATATAAAACTAGGAAATACAATAACAGAACCTTGTTTTGCATTTGTTTTATTAAAAGAGTGTTTGTGTTTGTCTATATTTCCTTTATAAAAATTGTTGGTATACCCTATTTCAAAATCTCCACCTTCATATTTTTTAGGATCATTTAATAAAATACTGCAAGATATTTTTCTTATTAAACCATTGTATTTAGGAAAGGTGTGTTTTTGGTATGGTTTGGCAAACATGTCGTTGTGCCAATTGTAGTGTTGGTTTTTTTTATATTCTGTAAATTGTATGTCTTCAGTCCAACTTGTTTCAAAATTCCAACCTGCATTTTTATTAGCTGTGTCAATATATCTAAACATAAGTTTGTGTATTTCTTCATCTACCACCCAAGACACATTAGAATTTCTTGTACCTAAGTTAGCTTTTACATTTCCATCACCTTCAGTACCAATAGTGCCTCTATGTTTTTTTATTTTTTTTTGGTTTTTTATAATACTGTCACATTGTTTCTTAGTAAAACCATCTTTAAAAAACCAGTAATTATTTAATAAATTCATTTTTAATACAATCTTTCTAAATCTGCAAAGTATAGATAATCTATATCAGACTTATTAAAAGTTTCAAGAGCATCTTCTGGTGTCTCTACAAGAGTCTCCCCTGCTAAATTAAAAGATGTGTTCATTAAAATAGGGACTCCTGTTTTTTTATTAAATAATTTTAATATTTTATATAGAACCGGATTTTGTTTTTCATTAACCGTTTGTATTCTACACGTGTTATCTACATGTGTTACTGCAGGTATTTTATCTTTAACACCTTCTTTAACTTCGACAGCATATAACATATACGGAGATTCTTTTAATCCTGCCATGTCAAACCATTTATGTGCTTCCTCTTCTAAAATTGATGCACCGAAAGGTCTAAACCATTCTCTATTCTTAACTTTGTTCATTATGTCTTTACCATTTTTAATCCTAGGATCTAGTAACAAAGATCTATTTCCTAAAGCCCTAGGTCCTGCTTCGGCTTTACCTTGATATAAACCAACAATTTTTTTATCAAGTAATAATTCAACCACCTTTTCTATTTTATCATTACTTTTTTTAATATTGTATACAGGTTCGGGGCCCATGTATAAATTACCCCAATCGGTATGTTTTCCACATTCTTTATTATAACTAATTGCCGCTCCTATACTATTACCCTCATCCCCACATAAAGGGTCCACATACAGATTCATACCTTTAGGTAACATTTGTTTAAGCCTATAATTGAATACTACATTTAAACCACACCCACCTGTTATAATTATATTTTTATGATTAGTTACAAACCTTTTTAATAAATCTATTACCTGCTCTTCAAATATTTTTTGAGTTTCATATGCAATATCGTAATGGATTTGTTTGTGTTTTAATTTTTTATGAAAATAAAAATCTGGATATTTTTCTAAGTTAATTTTGAAATTTACTTCTTTATCATATGCATTTTTATAAATAAATAAATCATCCTGTAATAAGATTTCTTTTATTTTTTTATTTGGAAAACCATAAGCTTGTAATCCCATTAACTTTCCTTCATCACAAGTTTTAAAACCCAAGTGATTTGTAATCCTACTATAAAAGGCTCCGGAAACCGGTTTATGACTTACTTCAATTTTTGTATTTTCTTCTAAAGCTACAGCTTTGGATTTAAAATCAAAACCATAAATATTGTCAGGTTTTACTTTTGCATTATGTCCGTCACGTGTAGTTAATATTCTTTTATATAAACAATCAAAACCAAGTGTAGTTGAACCATTGTATATAGAAAAAACTTCATGACCATGTTCCCCATTATCTAAAGAATATGTAGAACCCCTTCCATCAGCCACTAACACTAAAGCTTTATCCATTTTAGAAAAAAATAAAGATCTAACAGCATGAGATAAATGATGGGACTTATAGTAATGAAATGTATCTTTGTAGGCCGAATCAATTAAACCTATTTTATATAAATAACCATATATCGGATGTGAATCATAGCTGTTATAACCTGTGGTAACTACTTTATCTATTTTAACACCAAGTTTTTTAATATCATTTAAAATGTGTAATGGAAAATAACTGTCGTTTTTTATTTTGGATAATCTCTCTTCTTGGTTATAATAAATTAATTTACCATCAGAAAATAATGCTGCAGAAGAGTTGTGGTTTTTTTGTAAACCTAATATGTTCATAATATTAATTTTGTTAAAGTTGTATTGGACCCCAGCTCACCTTTTGCAAATACATTGAAAGGCAAACTAATTCTTTTGTTGTATGTTTCAGGCACATCCCCAACTTTATGGAAAAGACTAGACGGAAATATAATTAAGCTATTAGTTTTTACAGATAACCACCAAGTGTCTGAGTTAAAAATATTAAATGTTTCTGGATATATTTTTATTTGATCGGGTATAGTTTTCGTAAATAAAATTTTATCTACGGTAGGGTCAGCTTCTACGTAATAGACTCCTGATATAATTGAGTTAGGGTGACTATGGGTATAATGATATTGATTTTTGCCTGTCCAAGTAAACCATGACTGAGTAATATAAAAATCTAAACCTTTCTTAGGTTGTAAAATTGTTTCTACATAGTTGTTTATTTTTTGATTAATTTGTTTTTTTAAATCTTTAAATATTTTTTCTTCTAACACATATGAATTTTTATCTTTTGAATTTTCTTCAAGTTTTCTTATTTTTTTAATTTTATTTAATTGTTTACTACTTAAAGGTTTTAAGTAACTTGTTTGAATTGGGGTAGGAAATAAACTAATTATATTTTCTTCTTTCATAAGAAATGAAAATATATCTTATTTTTTATTTAATGTAAATATTAAAGTGCTATCCAAGTTGACGTAGAAGGATCCCAATAATAAGGTTCACTATTACCAGTCCATAATTCCACCGCGTCATATCTATATTCTGTTTCGTTCCATTGAGCAGGAGATAATTGACTCTCTGCACTAATAGCACCACTTTCAAGTGATGGTCTTTCAATTGGAGGTTGCCAGTTATTATTTAAATCTAGAGTCCATGAATCATAAGGTTGTTTACTTATAAAAATATTTTTTACTGGATCGTATGTGCTACCTATTCCAGCCATTTCTTTTCTAAATAATTTTGAAAAAGAACATTGTTTCCACTTTCCACCTTTAAACAAAGTTTTACAATATGTTTCTCCATCTATATGCATGTCATTTTCACCTAAGGGTCCATTAGAAGTAGGGACATCATTCCCTATTTTAACAATGTTTAAAACAACATTGTTACCATCAAGTTTTGCAAAGCTAGCCATTACTCTATTGTAAGTGTCCCCGACACTGTAAAGTTAGCTACTTTATTTCCATCTGGATGTGTTGAAGTTGTGTTAGTTCCTGGAGAAACAGTTAGAGTTGAATCAGCCGGAGCTTTAACAATTACTCTTCCTGAACCACCTGCACCATTTGGAGGAGAACTATCAAAACCCATTCCGCCACCGCCGCCGCCTAATCCATTAGTTCCATTAGAACCAGCACCTTGTCTAGAAGCACCGTTTCCGCCACCGCCAGTTCCACCGCTACCGCCGCTGGGATTTGGAATATATCCTCCGCCACCGCCGCCACCTGCATAACTTTGTGAAGTACCTCCAATTGCATTTGCTCTACCGTCACCACCTGGTCCACCAGCTGGTGTTGATGTGTTCCCAACTGCAGAAGCACCACCGCCTCCACCTTGGTTACCGCCACCATTATAACCTTGAACTGGACTTGTTGGGGGTGTGTTTCCTTGACCTCCGTTAGCAGCTCCACTACCACCCGGTCTGTCTGGGTGACCAGCGTTTCCGCCTGCTCCGCCACCGGTTGAAGTAATAAAACCAACTATTTCTGAATTGCCGCCTCTAGGTCCCATTGTAGGACCATTACCTGGAGCAGTTGATCCAGCTCCCACTGTAATTGTATGGTCGCCTGCTGATAATTCTATTATAGCAGAATCGTCAGATTCTCTATAACCACCACCAGCGCCGCCACTACCTAGTCCACCGCCGCCACCGCCGGCTACAACTAAATAATTAACTTCGTAGACAGCTCCAGCGCCGCCGCCTGCTCCAAAACCTAAAACTTGATAACCGAAAGACATATTTTATTCTCCTTATGCGTCGTTAGCTGCATCAGTAGTAAAGAATATTTTGATACCTAGAAGTCTAGCTACTCCGGTAAAAGTATCTCCACCTGCGTTTGCATCTCTAAAAAATTGA